TGACGTTATTCATATCCCTAAGCCTACTCGTGGTGATGCCAACGCTAAGGCGGCTGATACTGCGGTAACGATCATTGCCAACACAGAGTCAGAGCTGCAGGTTACTATTAACCGGCACTTTGAATACTCACGTCTGATCGAGGACATCGTAGAGGTTCAAGCACTTGGATCTTTGCGTCAGTTCTACACTGAAGACGCTGGTTATTCATTGGCTGTACAGGTTGACAACGATCTGCACGCGGCTGGTACTGGTTTTGGTGATGGTGGCGCTGTTGTATTCAGCCCTGCTGCTACTGACTACCAGCACACTGGCTGTTTCTTCAACGATAACGGCACTACCACTCAGTACACTGATGACACTCTGGTAGCTGGTGATGAGTTTACGGATGCTTTCTTCCGCGACATGATCCAGAAGATGGATGACAACAACGTACCGATGGAAGGTCGTAACCTGATCATTCCGCCCGCAACGCGCAATGCGATTATGGGTATTGATCGGTATGTGTCTTCAGACTTTGTTTCTGGTGGCACGGTTAACAACGGCCTGATCGGCAATCTGTATGGTGTAGACGTTTACGTTTCTGCCAACTGCCGAACCATTGAGGCTGCTGGTGATAACACTGCGTCTAGCGTTGACACTCGCGCGGCACTGTTGTTCCACACTGAAGCAGTCGTAATGGCAGAGCAACTGGCTGTCCGTTCGCAGACTCAGTACAAGCAAGAGTACCTGTCTACTCTGTACACTGCTGACACCCTATACGGTGTTCAAGTGTATCGTCCTGAAGCTGGATTTGTCTTGGCAGTACCATCTGCCTAATCCAAACGGGGGCTTCGGCCCCCTTTCTTCTTTTCAGGCTGGGAACTACCAATGGCTAACTACACTAAGACTACTGACTTTGCGGCTAAAGACACGCTTCCTGGTGGTGATACCAACAAGGTTGTTCGCGGCTCAGAGTTTGAAACAGAATTTGACGCTATATCGACTGCGATTTCTACTAAGTCTGATACAGCAGGCCCAACTTTTACCGGCACAGTTACTATCCCAACCGCTGACATTAACGGCGGAAACATTGATGGAACTGTAATAGGCGCTTCTTCAGCGGCCGCCGGTACTTTTACAAACCTTGTTGTTACGTCTGCCGACATTAACGGCGGTACGGTAGATGGCGCTACTATTGGTGGCTCATCTGCTGGTGCAGGGACATTTACCAATCTTACCGCTAGTGGCACGGTAAACTTTAACGGCGCTACTGTTAGTAACCTTGGAACAATTACTACTGCTAACTTAGATGGCGGCACAGCAGATAACATTGTTATTGGTGGCTCAACTCCCGCCGCAGGATCTTTTACTACGTTATCTGCTTCTAGCACATTTACCGTAAATGGTGGCGTTGTAACATCCACAGCAGCGGAGCTAAATATTCTTGATGGCGTTACATCTACTGCTGCAGAACTTAATATCTTGGATGGCAAGGCATTTTTAGATGAGGATGATCTAAGCAGTAACTCTGCTACGGGCATTCCTAGCCAGCAGTCCGTAAAGGCTTATGTAGACTCACAAACTGGATTAGGTGGCGCTACGCTTGCAGGTCTTTCTGATACTAATGTTACGTCTCCTGCTGATGCGGCCCTTTTGTTTTATGACACTGGAACATCAAAGTGGATTGACAATGTAGTATCTGGCGATATTACGATTGCAGATACTGGCGTAGCGGCTATTGGCTCTGGCGTTATAGTCAATGCAGACATTAATGCTAGTGCGGCTATTGATATATCTAAGTTAAATGGCGTTACTGCGACTGCGGCGGAACTTAATATTCTTGATGGAGTTACGGCAACTACAGCAGAGCTAAATATTCTTGATGGCGTTACAGCCACGGCCTCTGAGTTAAACATCCTTGATGGTGTTACTTCTACAGCCGCGGAGCTTAATCTTGTTGATGGATCTACTGCTGACACAGTAGTGAACAGCAAGGCTGTTATTTACGGTGCAGCAGGTCAGATTACAGCTAACGAGCTAGATGTAGACAATATCCAAATAGATGCTAATGCGGTTAAGTCAACAGACACCAACGGCAACATCCAGCTATTCCCAAATGGCACGGGCTTTACAGAGCTATACGGCAATACCAATCCTGGCACTATTCGTTTTAACTGTGAATCAAATAGTCATGGTGTAACGGTACAGGGGCCAGCCCATAGTGCGGCGTCAACCTATACCGTTAAGCTTCCCGATACGCTGGGTCTTACTCAAGCGTCAGGCATTGTTACGTCAGACGCCAATGGTGTGGTCAGCTTTGACAACGGCACAATTGAGGAGGTCACAACCGTCACCTCTAGCTCTAACGCGGCTACCATTAACTTACGCGACGGCAACCTGTTTGAGCATGATCTGACAGAAAACGTCACTTATACGTTTAGCAACCCAGCCGCATCAGGCAGGGCGTCATCATTTGTGCTGAAAGTAATTCAAGACAGCAGTGCTAGAACGATTACCTGGCCCGGAAGTGTTGATTGGGTTGCGGCTACGGCCCCCACCTTGACTGCAACAAACAATGGTGTAGATGTGTTTGTGTTTTTTACGATTGATGGTGGCACGACTTACTACGGCTTTGTTGCTGGGCAGGCACTGGGATGAGTGTAGGCACTAAGCTATTACAAGCCGCCGCTGGCAACGCTGGCAGTGACCCTGTTTACGTCGATGATGTGTTTTCTACTCATTTGTATGATGGCGAGTCTAGCACTAGCACTACGATTACTATAAACAACGGCCTTGATCTTTCTGACAAAGGTGGGTTGTTGTGGACAAAATCAAGAGGCGGGGCTTATCCGCACTACCTGATAGATTCTGAAAGAGGTCATGGAACTGGAGCAATTTTGTATAGCAATCTAACTAATGCTGCAACTAATAGCTCCTTTAGCACTGCATTTACGAGTACTGGTTACACCATGAAAGGCGGGTATGACGGGTTTTCTCAATCAAGTACGTCTTACGGAAGCCCTTATGTTTCATGGGCGTTTGCCAAGCAAGAAAAGTTTTTTGACATTGTTACTTATACGGGCAACGCAACCTCTGGTCGCACTGTAAGCCATAACCTTGGCTCTGTTCCGGGCATGATTATTGTCAAAAACACAAGCAGTGCAAAAAATTGGACTGTTTATCATAGGGGAGTAAATGGCGGCACAAATCCAGAGCAATATCGTTTATTGCTAAATTCATCTAACGCTCAAAATTCAAGTGCCACTGGAGATTGGAACGATACCGCACCAACCAGCACTGAGTTTACATTAGGCAACGCGGCTAGAACAAACGAAAACGGAAGCACTTATGTAGCCTACTTATTCGCCCACAACGAACAAGAGTTTGGCGAAGATTCTGATGAAGCCATTATTAAGTGTGACTCCTTTACTACAGATGGAAACGGCGATGCGGCTATAACCCTTGGTTTTGAGCCTCAGTGGTTGCTTATAAAGCGAACAGATCAGTCAAACGGTTGGTGGCTAGCTGATTCAATGAGGGGGTTAGTAGCCAAAGGCTCTGGAGGAGATGCGTATTTAGTCCCAAACGCAGATTACGCAGAAGATAGCACATATACCAATTACATTTATCCAACCGCAACAGGTTTTGAGATGGATGCGTGGGGGTCTAGCGGCACGTACATTTACATGGCTATCGCAAGATCCCACAAGCCAGCAACAGAGTTTGCGGCTACTGATTTGCACACTGCCGCATATATGACATCTGGCCCTCCTTTATGGAACTCTAACTTTCCTGTCGATAGTGGCTGGTATAAACAACGCGCTGGAAGTGGCTCATCAGTATATTTGTTTAGTCGACTAACTGACGGCGGCTACATGCAAACGCATTCAGACGGCGCAGAATCATCTGCCGGGGCGGGGCAGTTTGATTTTCAGGACGGGTGGTATAACTCTAATCAAAGCGCAACAACATATATGTCTTGGATGTTTCGCCGGGCTAGAGGGTTTTTTGATGTTGTGGCTTATTCTGGAACGGGGTCTCAGCCAAGAACACTAGCTCATAATTTGGGCGTTATTCCAGAGCTAGCTATTTTTAAAGAGCGTAGTGCAAGTGATTCTTGGGTGGTGTTTAGTGCATTTGACACTTCTACTTACACTTATGGGTTTTTGACTTCAGGTGATTTTGCTTCACAGGCTTATGGATCAGGAAGCCGAATGTATGCCAAGCCAACAGCATCTCAGTTTTCTTTAACTGATTATGCTTCCATGAATGATAGCGGTCAGACGTATATAGCTTATTTGTTTGCAACTGTTGCTGGCATATCAAAAGTCGGTAGCTACACCGGAACAGGTAGCGATCTAAATGTTGACTGTGGCTTTAGTGCTGGTGCTAGGTTTGTATTAATTAAACGCACAGATTCTACTGGAGATTGGTATCTTTTTGACTCCTTGAGAGGAATTGTCGCTGGCAACGATGAATATGCTCTTTTGAACACTGCGGCGGCAGACGTAACGAATACAGATTATATAGACCCTCTTAGCTCTGGATTTACAGTGACATCATCAGCGCCAGCAGGACTTAACGCCTCTAGCGGCACTTATATATTTTTAGCAATCGCATAGGAATTGACATGGCAGAATATAGAAACAGGTCAAGCGGCGAAATAAAGACGGACACTGAGCTTCGTGCAACAAACAAAAACATGAGTTTTCCTAAAGTGTGGAATAGCTCTGTCCATGATGCTTTGAACGTAGACCCTGTATTAGAAGCTCCTGCCCCTGAACCCAGCGCGGCCTATAAGTCTGTTGTTCGTAACGGTGCTGTGCAGGATGGCAAAGGCAACTGGGTATACGCGTGGGTAGAGCGTGAAATGTTTACTGAATACACCGATGAAAATGGTGATGTTCAGACCGTGGCGGCACAAAAGACTGCTTACGACACGGCAAATACTGCGGCTTTGGCGGCAACCGAGAGAGCCAAACGCACCGCCCTGTTAATGGAGACAGATCATTACGCTTTGGCAGATGTAACCATGTCTGATGCTATGAAGACGTACAGGCAGGCACTACGTGATGTGCCGCAACAGGGTGGCTTTCCGTCAAGCATTACATGGCCTGATAAGCCGTGATATGTGAAAACAATTGTGCTGTATCTGGTGTTGAACACTTACACCTACACATGGGCAATAGGCAGCAGAACGAGGTTAGAGCATTACAGGATTTGTCGATACAAGGAGATAAATAGCGAATCAGATCAAACGTACACCTGGTATTTACCTTGGCCTAATTCATATTGTGATCCTTACGTTATATATGAGGTGACAAATGATTGACCCGATTACGGCTGCGGCGGCAGCTACAAAAGCATACGCAGGGGTCAAAGCATTTATTGAGGCAGGAAAGTCCATCGAGGATACGTTTCAAGTAGTAGCCAGATGGCAAGGCCACGCATCAGATGTTTTGTATGCAAACAAAAGGCAGCAGAAAAGAACCAATCCACTTAAACAGGTGGTGTTTGCAAACTCAGTAGAGGCAGAAGCGGCACAAATGTTTGCCGCGAAGAAAAGGATAGAAACTCAAAAGAAAGAGTTAATAACATTATTGAAGTACGCATACGGTAATGAAGGTGTAGCAGAGTACCGTAACTGCATGAAGGAAGTTCAAGAACAGAGGCAGAAAGAGGTTTATGCCCAACAAGAAGCAAAAGACGCACTAATTAAATCATTTTGGATTGCAGTTCTTGTGTGTATAGCTGGGTTATTAATTACATTCATCATTACGTCAGTATCGGGAAGCTAAAGATGGAAGAGCCAACAAAACAAGTAATAGATGTACTGAGCTTCGGTACTGTTATTGGCACTGTCTCTGCCATTCTTCCACCACTTTCTGCCCTATTTACCATTGTTTGGGTAGGCATTCGTATTTGGGAAACCGATACAGTTCAAGAGCTAACAGGTCGGAAGCGCA